TTCACAGTCGGTTCAAGTGTTCCTCTTGCATCCGCAATTACAATCACAATCGCAATCACACAATGTAAATAAAACCATATCATTACCATCCTATTCCAGTTACAAATGCGATTGCGGTCCATATTCCAAACGCGACCAAAAACCTCGCATATAGATTCCCAAATTTCTGATTCATCAAAATTCTTCTTCAACGGTTAAAGATATATTGTATAAGTCCGGGGCGACTTGCGCCATGTCTAAAGAATTGTTTGCGAACCTGGCAAAGATATGTTCCGACTCCGCATCAGTTCCGGCAGACTCACTATCAATCGAAAAGATAAACGGAAGATGATTGCCGTTGGTCATATTCCAGACATCGGAAACAAAATTATCATCCGCTGAAATAGTACGATATTCGTCTGGCATCATATTAGCCGCACTTAAAAAACTAAAGTTCATATCGTAAATAATTCGTCCGCCATAGGCATCATATCCGTTGGAAGCAGTTGTGAACGGCGATTTGGATGTACTTGATGCAGTTCTTCCAAAGGTCTTTAAATTACTGAATCGTTGTCCACCGTTTGATTCTTGTAAATCGTTCATTCTATTATATGAGATCATCCGGGTTACATTTAAATCGGGGGCGTGTGGCATATCAAAATATTCTCCAATTAAGATACTTCCCACAAATAAATCAGTCGATCCAAATTCATTACCGCCATCGCCTTCAAATTGGATTCCCCAATATCGCAACGCTGACTCTGCAAAAGTAACTATTGTGCTTCCGTCAGCACCTGGCGTAATGATATTGGTTGATGCTGCCCCATTCACCACGTTAGTACAACTTGGAGATAAAGTAGCACTTCCCATATCAACAGTTGTAACGTGAGATTCTGTATTACTTGCATTAATTCTTATTTTTGCATCTGCCGCATCTGTATTATGATTTAAAATTGCTACAAAAGATTTTATGGTTGATGTGCTTTGTGTATCTATTGTAATTAAAACTTGGCTATCTGGATCACCTGAAGTGTCAAAATCCACCTTATTTAATGGATTCATGTCAAATAATTCTGCTTCTGTTCCCGTTTGTATTCCTCGACTTGCGCTTGTGCCAGAACCACCGGTTGCCTTTACATCAAAATTTCCATCTTGTGCTAAACCTCTTGACATTAGATACGAAATGTGATCCGTATAAAATCTTGGCGTTCTAATATTCATATTTGCCATTATGATACCTTTATTGCTTTAATTGAGCAGCCGTTCACCCGTTTAGTAATATCTGAAACGATAAAATAACCCGCCATTGCGCTGCCATAAATTTTTAAACCCGCATCCCAATTACTGAAATCTATTATATCCCCGATTTCCAAGTGATTGTATTTTGGACTCATACAAGTAAAATCAACTGTATTTTTTCTATCTTTCATTACTTCCAAATATGCTTCTGCCAGTTTCGTTGCCGTTGTTGAATCCAATACTTCATTCGCATCGATTTCATATTTCATTGTTTGATTATAGCCGTTTACTGTCGTTCCCTGTGAAGTTGAATCGGTTGCGGTTGCTTCTGAAAGATTTTGTTTTGCCCCGTAACTGTGATTGTATTTGACCAAAATAGAATTTTTAATATCACCAAGCGATGTTTTCCCGATCTTGCCTAAAGTAACATCGCGGAAATCAACGGTCTGATCTGACGAAGAATAATCATCGGTTCGGCGTAATGTCTTGATCTTAAATTTTCCATCTGCACCGATAAACACCCAAGAGAAACATAATTGAGCCAATCGGTTAATTAAATCTTTTGAATTAATAAACTTGTATTGTGAAAAAGCAAATTTTACATCACCTACCGCATCTTCATATATGTCGCCCAGGTATCCACTACTTGTGTTTCCAGAATAATCAAAGGTTGAAACATCAATATCTGCGCCCGTTGTTGATGAATCAAGTGATAATTCAGATCGCAAAATGCTTTCTATAATATAAATTGGATTTTCAATTAAATCGTTTGCGGCATAACCAGGGTCGGCAGCATCTCCGTTTTTTGAATTTCTTGTACCTGAATCTATTGTATCAATCCAAGCACCGTATTTTCTTCCTTTGCCCGAATAATAAACATAATCAATTTGAGATGGTGTTAAAGCCGTCCCGGTTCGACTATATTTATTATAATCATATCCAATTTCAAGCAAAACAGGCGGTCCAAGTATCGGCGAAATCATTTGTGTTATCGGTCCACCTTCAAATAGTTCTTCCACTTCATGTGAGTCTACATCTTCAATCGTAAAATCAACAACTGCCCCCGTTTCCGCTATTTGTGCAGAATGATTACTGTTATCTGAACCACCTCTTAAACTATATTCAATCGATCCTTCAAAATCCCATGTAGTTGTCTTTCCGCTATAAAGAGAACCGATTGCCGTTTTGGTTTCTGAATCATCTGTAATGGTATCGTGATCTGCATTTGCAGAATTAGCCGTGTATCTAAATGTTTCGCCATTTTCGCCTTCAAAGTCTGAATTAGTCCCCCATTTTACCAAAGCCGAAATTGCGCTATACGTTCCCAATTTATTTACTTTAGGCAAGGCAAAGGTCATTGTAGCAATCGAATTATTTGTTGTCCCACTATTTGCCGCCCAACTCGCAACCGCCGAAAACGATCCATCGCCAACACGTTCTTCATTTGATACGGAATAACTTCCAGAGCCGCTTTCGGATGCAATGTTTGATACACTTAATGGAACATAGACTGAAGCCGTACTTCCTTTGTATTCGATTTCAGGATTACCAGTTACATCAACTGTCCCGGTCAAAGTTGGATAATGTCCGTTTTTATAAAGATAGACATTTTCATTATCCATTGTATGCAAAGCTTGGCTATCTGCTTTTGCTTCCGAACCTTCTTCTTGCACATCCCATTCATCGGTTATGATTGCGGGGAATGCACCTTTGTAAAAATTATAAAAACGATCAAAGTGTGAAGTTGGGATCGTGCCGATACCAGATTTTTCATGGAAGTCGCCGTAAGCCATTGGAATCGGTTTATCAACATTGTTTGCCGGTGCATTTGTATATGTGGACGAATCGACAGTATTAACAGGAACGCGTTTATGATATTTTGAACTGTAATCGAATAAAGTTAAAGTAACATTATTTTCATCGTATGAGATTTCACCGCTGATTACACCCGATCCAATCATTCGGGCAGCAGTATCTAAAGTGGTTGTTTCGTTTGTATTTAAAAACAATTCCCACTTGCGATTTGCGAAGTTGTAATTGGAAAGAAGGTCGGAAAAACGATCGCCTTGAATACACTTTTCAGTATTAATAAGTGTAACGCTGATATTCCCGATTGAAGTTGTAAAATTAAAAAAATCTAAAGACTGCCGGAAATTTCCAAATGAAGTTACAAGTCCATAATAAATATCAGTTCCGTCTTGTCGATGGCGGTCGCTTACACCTATAAACGCAGATTCATCGTTATAATATAGTTTAAGAACCCAAAACGCCGTTGTATTTCTATTTTTTAGGGCGTTGGTAAGCGCAGTATCGAATGATAGCATTTACCCAATCCTCGCCTGTCCTGTCGAAATCGCTTTATTGATGGCGGGAATGATTGAGTTGGCGGCAAAATTATGGTCGATAACACCCATACCGCCGAAGTTTTGATTGATTGTAATTTTACTTGAAGCAGCCATCCCCGCGCTTGGTGCGGTTCGGGTAGGTGATGCACCGAAAAGAAATGATCCGACAGAAGCCAAAAATGATCCTGGGTTTGATACCGCCATTATCATTTGAAACGCTTTGGCTTTGGCAACCATAATTCCCAATTCAATTACGGCTCGTTTTAAAGTATCCGAAAGATTGTCCCCGGCGATTGCAGAAGCAAAAAGATTTTGTGCCGTTGCCGCAGTTAGTTCCGCTACTTTTCTGTTTGATTCTTCGATTCTTTTTGCCGGAACGGTTTGCAGTTTCATTAATTCAAATTCTTGTTTTCTAATATCAAGACTTTTCCCTTTTGTTGCCAAAATTTGTTCTTCAATCGTTTGTTCATCTTCTCCGCCAAAAACCTCTTTTAATGCTTTGATTGTTTTTGAAGCCCAATTCGCTGCATCCTTTAAAAGTCCTGTTACTTTAATTATTGCGGGTGCGAATACATCACCCAACGCTTCGGCTGCATCACCCCAAGCATTTTTCATTTGTTGAATCGAACCACTCATTGTTTGTGTTTGACCTTCGGCTTGTCCTTCAAATAAATCAGACATTAGCCTTACCGCATCACCGGCTTTCATTTGCTCGGCAGTTAAACCTCTTAATTGTGGTATCAATTCGCCAAGTTCTCCAGATAAACCACTAAACGTCTTTGCGGTGTTTCTTACCGCAGATTCAAGCGACATACCGGTTGCTGAAGCCAAATCCATTGCGACAGGAATAATCTTTTTAATCTGTGCTTCTGAAAATTCAAGCGAAGCAAGAAATGCTTGTTGTCCAATAATTGCTTCATCGCCAAAAGTCGAAACCTCTTGTAAAGCCTTTGCTTGGTTTAACAAATCTTTCGAAGTTCTTCCAAGCGCAATAGATAATTTTCTTTCAGCAAGTTCTTGTTCTCCGGCTAACTCAATAATTTTGCTCATTCCACTTAATAGACCTTTAGCCGCAAAATAAGCCGCACCAACTTTCGCAGCGGCTTTCCCCATACCTGCCATTCCCTTTTCAACGCCCTTTAATTCTTTTTTGGCTTTTTGTGCGCCTTTAGTACTAACTCTAATATTTAATTTTTTATCAGCCATCTTGCTTTGCTTTGTGTTCCATACAGGCGTTTATCTCCCGATCTATAATTGAAAAACAATCCAAACGATGTGCCGAAATATCGTCCAGATTTCCAAGCGATATATTGAATCGCGTAACGTAATTAAATTCGTTTATCATTTCCATCATCCAGGGTTCGACAATTTGATTGCAGTCTGCAAAGAACGGGACGGTATGAAACAAAGTTTGACCATCGGTAAACTTTTCACTTGGTTTGCATATTTCATCTATGATATTCCATATATCTTCTTTTGTTTGCACTCGCACCGGATCATGCTTGTAAGTAACCGGGAGTCGGACCACAGTATAGGGGAGGCATCTATAAACATCACGCGGTTCTGGCATCCCAAACTGCCAACACCAAACCGCAAGGCTCAACCCCCGGAATCTTTTTTTGACGGTTGAAGTCCCAAGTATTCAAGAAAAACTGCCTGAAGAACTGAATCGACATCCGGCATATCCATATCCTTGAAATCGTTTTCTCCAAGTCCGGCAATCGCACCCACTTTTTCCAAAACATCGTAATATGATTCCACGTCCATTTTGCCATCCCACCAGACTTTTGCGTTAAGTTTGTGCAACTCTCGCCGTTCTGCGTATGTGCAATCATTTACATCCCATTCTTTTTTACCAACTTTAACAACCATTTAGACCTCCCTAATTGTTTACCAGGCAGTAACCGCCTCATTTTTAAATGTTGTAATCTTAAATGCTTCTGTTGAACTATTTTGAACACACTCGAAAGCAAGTGAATGAAACACGCCGCTTTCCGATATATCTTGACCGGGATCACCCGTATATTGAATTTCAGCAGCAATATTACATTCGCCTTCTGAAGATACTGTTCCATCACCAATATTAATTGCCAATGATAATGTGTCCCCATCCAAGAAATCTTGTATCACGTTATTTGCAGCACCGTAATCAAATTCATCATCCCATTTAATAGTTAGATCGCCTGTAACTGTGTACTCTGGGAATACATAGGCTTCAGCGTTTCCATTTGTATCGAAGCCAACACGATTTACACCGTTGGAAATATTAAAATTAAATGACTTCATTATAAAAGTCTGCGTTGCATTTCCTTCAACATCCAATGTTCTTGTATCTGCATCAAGGACATTAAAATAAGTCGATTCCCTTGCAACCCATGTTCCATCAAAAGTCTGTTCTAAAACCGTTGATGTTGAAAGTGGGTTTGAAAATCCACTAAAATAATTCCCACTAATAGAAACTAATCCGTTATTTGCGGCAACATCACCCGAAATAGTCAAGTCGGACACAATTACACCGGCAACTTTAATTCCTTCACCCGCTGTCGGGTAATAAGCCAGATTGCAACTATGTGGAATACCACTTGATATTGATCCGCCCATTGAATCCGAATTACTCGATCCATCAATTTCCATTTCATGTAATGTCGAACCCGATGTTCCACTTTCCTGTCCAACCAATAAGCAATGTTGTGCTAATGTTCTTGGTGTTGCTATCATATCAAAGGGCATTGTAACTGTTCCGCCCCTCGCATTCACAATAGTATCGGCAGCGTTCTTTACACTACCACGCCCAGACAATAATCTGGATTCTCTTAATATATTAAATGTCGGTTTTTGTGCTTGTACTACCGGCTGCGTTAAATATGCAGTTCCATCGTTACCAGAACTATCTAAACCGACACCAAACGAGGTTTCTGCCTTTAAGCCGTAATAAATACCGCTTATAGGTACAACTCTTGTATCAGCCATTATTTAGACTCCTTTTTTTCCTTTGTTTTATTATCGGCTTGTTCAACTACTCCCATATTCAGTAGTTCTTTTGCAGCCTTTTCCGGTATATCTACTGTGTTGCCATCTTTTAGTTTAGCCAACATAGCAACATCACATTGAATCGCATTTGGATTAACACGATGCAATTTTGAAATTTTACCTTTTATTTTCATGCGAATACTTCCGTTACTGTACAGTTAAATGAAACATTTGCTCTCCATACATCCAGATCATTTTCATCCTGTTCATATGCGACAGTTTCAACCCGCCCATCGTGATACTTGTAAACACCAGACGGCGAATAGTTAGAATTGTTATGTATCAATCTTTTCAAATGTTCAGCGGTACTTGTTAACTGTGTCTTGACACTTTTCCATCCCCCGCCGCGCATTAATGTATAAATAATATCCACATCATAATTCCTTGTCTGTCCAGATGCAAAATATTCAATTAGTGTATCTTCGTTTGGATCAATCACAAACGATTGATTCCCACGATGTTCGTCAAATATGGGAATTTTAAATTCTGTATTTATTATATCTTGTAGGGATTCGATAACATTTTCATAAACGACATTTGCGTAACTATCCGCATCGCTTGAACCGAAGTCCCAATGGTTTGATTCGGCAGTCCATAGGTTATGATTCTCTGCCCATAAAACTGATTGAATATTTAATGGCATTAAATTCTTTCCGCCGTTGCGTGTTTAACTGCCATTGTACGACTATCCAAAACACCACTCACTTCTAATTCCCATTCATCAGAAGTTGAATTATAAACGCCCGGACTGAATCGAACTGCCATATTATGACCTACATCTTGAAATGATCCGTCTATGATAACCGCATCGGCAATCTTGGTTGTTTTTAATCCTGTATCATTGCCGACAAACGAATCAAACTTAACGCCTGAAGTAGAACCGGCGGTAAAGGTCCCAGTTGTATCTATAATGATTTTTATTACATCCCAATCTACACTTGGCGTTCCGCGCACATCGATTATGCTACCGGTTGTACTTGCATTTGTTGAAACCTCGCGTAATACCCCGCCGTGCTTTGCCATTCCTTCATCTTGGGAAAGCGCGATCTGCCCGGTACGGATCATATCTAAATAACCCGTGCCTTCCGGATTCATAGCCATTGCCATTATCTCATCCCCTTTGTCTTTATCAAAAGGACGGACTAAATCAGCACAGGCGATAATTGCCGTGCTTCTCACAATGATTTCAGGCCAATCGTTTCCAGTTGCCGATGCCATCCCAACGCCTTTTCTGGGATATATGGGAACGGGGAGTAAGTTTCTGACCAGATCACTTGCCTTCGCTACCGCTTCAACTTTCGTATCATACCAATCTCTACCGGCTTCGATCACGGCACTATCCAAAAGTGATGTGGATGAATTTGTAACAAAGAAACTTAATAATCCTGTCCCCGTTGCGTAATTAAATTCTTTATTAGCATCTGGTGTATCGGCTACGGAAGTCATTTCTTCGCCGTCTTTAAAAAGTTGTGTTACATATCCCGCTGAATAAAGATAATATAAATTAGTCGTTCCGGATGCTACCCAATCACCGGGCAATATTCTTCTTAAATTATAATTATTTATGTTCGGTTCGATATAACTTAAATCGGTGTTCGTATCGCAATAACTGGCTTCGTATGTACTCATGCCTGAAATATCCTATTCTTTAAATCTTTAAAATTAATTCGTGTCGGTTCTTCGATCTCTCTGATAAGATGCAGCAATTCCACAATATCGTTATAATATGCTTCCGGGTTTTCAAACAAAACATTCAGATCAATGTCATTGGCTTTGTCT